GATGGAATTGAAAGACAAATATTTCGGAACTCATAAACCAGGCGACGAATATGACATCGGTGAATACGGGCTAGATGACCCGGGCTTAACCGAACTGTTAATGTTCTACAGCGCAAAGATTCAGGTGTGGGAATTGGTTACTGATGGTCGTGGTAAGAGTCGTGGCTGGGGCAGGTTGGCAGTTTTAGGCTTTGAGGGGAGCGAAAACGTTTGGCACATCGCTTCAGGTAGCAAACATTTTGAAGCCATTCTCGGGTTTCAAGCTAAAGTTTTGCATATGTCGGCTCATTATGGGGCAGTTGTTGATTTTGATATTATTCCGTCTTGGCAAGCCCTCCAATTAGATTGGGGAACACTGTTAGGGGATGACAAACTGTACCACGGCATTGATTTTAAATCTATTTATAGGGTTGAGGCTATTGACAAAAAATTCAGATTTCTGAATGTTCTTTGTGACAGAGTTTTGACTAATAAACCATTGGCATTGGCTAATAAATTTATAGCTGATAACGGTGGAGATGAAAAATTGTTAAAAGTCCATTCTGAGTCTATTATTGCCTCTGAAGTAAGGTTGAATCCGCCTCCACGAGATAGGCTTCCAGAGGAAGTCGGGAGTTGCGTGCTTACAGAAGAGACAGTAAACCCATCGCATAAAGCCGAAGTCACTGCGATCTGTGATAAGACAACTCTCCCTGAAGTTGTTATCGTGGTTGACGAGGTGGTGAAAGAACCAGTAGTTGTTACGGCACCCGTACCCTTGAACGAGCAAGCTGCTCAGAAAGGGTCAAATTCATTTGAGTTCGGTTTATGGCGCCCTCCGTCTGAACCGCGGAAGTTGGTGGCTACCAAAGAATTTGAGATTCCTAAAAAAAATCTTGAAATCCCTAAAACTTACTCTCACGTTGTTTATAATCACGGCGTAGTGTTGGATACGGCAATTGAAGACGATGTTTATATGAATATGTCTTCAGTTGAGGCTGCAGATTATTCTTTCTTTCAACAGATCGAAGATGCTGTTAACTCATTGTTTAGATCTCCGGTGGCTTATGCCTTGCCAGAGACGTCCGTTTCCGCTCAACATACACTTAACGTTGATATGTATTATGAGAGCAAGCCAACAATGTTGTGGCGCGTGTTGACTTTGGGTTTTGCAAGAAACTCAAAGATCAAGAGACCCAATGCACGTGTGGATGTATTACAAGGAGTGTACACGTCTACTATGCGCGGGTTGATATGGAAAGATTTATCTGAGAATCTTATACGTACTGCTTCATCTATTGGAAATTTAGCCAATGCCGACTTCTGGACGTGGTGTGTTGCTAAGTACAAAGAGAAAGTTAGCACTCTGAATAGTTTATATTTTTCAGCGAGTGCCTTTGTTGATCATGACATAAAAGGTCGTATTAGACATTACTTCCACTCAATCACTTGTAATACAATTTGTTACGTCATCTCACGTGAGGCGATAGCATGTGGAGTCTACTCATTGTCAATTCCAGCTAAAATTGGTATCAATCGAAAAGGGAAATCAACTTACGCCACAGGTCGGTTTAGTGTTGGGGGAAACGATACTTTTATGGGTGTCATTAAAGCCAACAGACTTATGGACGAAGGTGTTGCTGTTAATTCAGGTGAATTATCACGCGGATTGAATTATACGATTCGATCATCCTATGACGAGAGGCCACCTGGGGTTTATGATGAAGGCTTCACTAGAATACTTCCTATGAAGTGTTTGAAATCCTTAGACTGGGAATACAACCATCGCTACACCATGACAAAAAGAACCAAATTCGTTGTTGACGGGAAAATTAATTTTCCTGTTGATGAAGATGAACGTTTGTTTGAGATCATGAGGTATGCGCATAATTACGTTTCCGTTTATGGTTATGCTTTTGCCAATAGTGGTGTTATTTTAGGAGACCACAATTATAATTTGGCCGGTATGGTCGAAAGACATTGGAAAAAGAGAAGTCCTGAAGAATTAGAGATTAAAGCTTTGCGGAATTACTGCATCGCTATCACCGATTTCGATATGCAATTGTTGGCAAATCAGTCATACTTTGCGAGGTATCTTGTCGACGAATTTGTTTCACAGACACGTCAGTCTTATGGTCAGTTTGACTATTTTACAGATATACAAGAAGCTGCCTCGTACCTAATCAAAGAGAAGCACCCGAAACAGAAGTTACGGATGGATGCTTATGAGGATATTAATTTGACTGGTGAAATCGGG